CTCGGTGGCAGCGCAGCGCCTGTTATTGCGGAACGCACCGACAAAAGCTTTACACAGCGTGTAATAGATTACTCCGAAGTTGCGTTCTTCGGGCAAATTATTTGTCGTGGTGTGCTTATTATCATGTATATCTACTTCATTGCCACCTGGAATTGCAGCGCTCAATTGGATGTCAATTGTTTTATTACCGCTCCATGGCTTTTCGGGACGCGAAACAACACGAAAGAGTGTTTCACCCACTACAAACTGTTCGCCTGTCTGCAGAATACTGTCGGCTGCTACACACTCTGAGTCAAGCGCGTCGTTAATATCATCCATTGTGATGGATGTACTTAATTGAAAATTGCTCGGCTTTCGATCTAGCTCCCTGCCACTAATGCGAAACACTGTGCCGGGTTGATCTTTGCCATCAGATAAAACGCCTTGCCGACGCGGATAACCTCGTCCTACGCCTGGCATTCCATCATCTCGACCGCCAAATCCGCAAATCTTTTCGCGATCATTGCGAATGTCCCGTTCAGTGCGGTCATCCAAATCCTCAGGAAACTGAATCACACGCCAGTTTGGCTTGAACTTGGTGCAGTTAGGGACAGGATTAGCAACACCAAAACGTGTGTTATTTGAAGGAGTTAAGCAAGCGGAGAACTCGCTCAGTGGTGCACTTTCAATGATCGCTTGAGTCGCATCATCGTTGTAGCCCGGAAGGGCGTTCCACGCAAATTTATACGTGGTGCCACGGTGCGCGGTTAGCGCTGTGTTGCCGACAAAAACACCTGCAATATCAGGTGAGGCAATGTTGTAGTTGCTGGGACCCTGATCGCCCACGAGGTAGAACATCTGGGCGGCCTGCTCGTTGCCGAGGCTGTAGGCGCGGCTCCAGATCAACGGTGGAGCAATGACCACCCCGCCTGTTGTTCCCGTGTACTTGGTCCAGATGATCGGGATTGCTGCGCCGAACTCGGCTAGGTCAGCAAAGCCGTCAAAGCTGGTGGATTGCTGAAAGCGATCCTGTCCAGTGCGCCCCTTACGGTTGATACGTCGCGGATCGTCTGGCGCTTCCGGTGCGCGAGGTTTTGGCGTCAACAGATACGAGACGCCGGTAAAAAGTAAGCCAACGGCGAGGCTGACTAAAACTGAAATTGTCGCAGGGTCGCAACGAATGTCAGGAATATGGTCGTACTCCGCCGGGCGCACGTAGCTATTGCGCTCCAGCTCTTTTAGAAATTCGCTGTATTCAGCTTCTGTGCAGCCGACTAGCTCGCATAGCTGCTTTTCGTACGGAAGAAGTGGCCGCTTGATAGGTTTGCCAGCGGGCACCAAACCACTCGCTCGCTCAAAGGGCTGATAAGCAGAATCCCCTGTTGCCATGCGACGCCAAAAGCCCAGCTGTTTTGTGGCAGCAACACCACGTCACCATCGTAGCCACCGTCTTGTACACGATTGCCCCATGCGTACAAGTCACGCAAAACAGATCGCCGTGGCAAGGTGTACCAATCCGGGCGAAATACTGGTGTTGGAATGCCGAGTCGCTGTTCTACTGCGTACACCAAGTGGATGCAGTCGATTGCACCATCGCTGCCATCGGCCCCAAGTTTGTAGGGCAGACCGATCAGATCAAGACAATCGGAAGGCACTGCTAGTAGGAATTGCGCCAACGGTGTTCTCACCGATGAAGCGGAAGGGAATGTCGGTAGCCACAGCGTCTAAAACGCTGCTGAGCTGCAGCGTTACTTTAGTTTCATCTTGCGATGACGCGCTCACTTGTCCTACGTAGGTGTAGATCGTCTTACTGGCTGAGACGTTGACCAGTGCCACCGTGGCAACCCAGTTGCTGGTGATCGCCTCAGCTGCCCACGAGCGTGAGAGATCGTTGGTAGGAAATACCAGCGTGGCTTGGGTGTTGTCACCTCCGCGACTGACGGTGACTCCGCTGAAACCAAAAGGTAGGAAGTTTCCGCCTTGCAGGCTGTAGTTCTGGTAGCTGGCTCCGTTGAGGTTAAGCGTGTTGCCGATAATTAGTTCCATCAGACTCCTACGCGACGGCGCACTGAGGGTGAGTTTTGCAGGCGGCTAAGGGCGCGGCGTTCACCTTGCTCGGCACCTTGCTTGGCGGCTTGTGCCATACCGCGCTGGAACTGATCGGCCGTGACGTAGTCCACGCTGTTGATGCGTTCCACCGTGTAACGCACATCAATACTGCCGGATCCTCCGCCAACAGTGCCGCCTCCACCGGAAGCGCCGTTGCCTGGGATGACGGCTGCACCGCGTGCACCGGCGGAGTAGCGAGACATGGCAGTACCCATCTTGCTGGCGGGGATGACGTACTCGGGTTCGCCACCTTCGCCGATCATGGCCGTGGTAGGGCCAGTGACAAATCCACCCTCGGCATAGCCACCAACTTTTAAGGCCGGCATGGGCGACTTAAGCGCACCAGTGCCAGTGAGGTTTTTGTTGGCAGTTCCCATTGCATTTCCGCCGCCACTCAAAGCATTGAGGATCGTCTGCAGAATGATTAACGTCATCTGCTTAGCGATAATCTCAAGCGCCATGCTGATGAACGCTTGACCAATACTCTTAAACGCATCAGCTAGCGCCTCTTGTGTTGACTTAGCGCCCGTAATTACCTCACCAAATGCAGTGCTAAATGCTTCACCGATAGCTGTTGCGCCATTAACGATTGTGTCGGTTGCAAGCTTGATCGGATTAAGCTCTTCTTTCAGTTTGCTAATAGCATCGCTCAATCCAGACGCAACAGTACCTTCACCAGCAACGCCAAACTCTGAGCCCTCCATTGCTTTTTTGAAAAGCTTCTCGGCTTCCTCCGCCTGTTTCTTTAATGCCTCAGTCTGCAGGTCAATCAATTCAAGGCGCTGAATTTCAGCATTGAGTTGATTTAAGTTTGTTTGCTGCTCTGCATTTTTAAGCTCCGAGATCTGTTTAGCGCGGTCTTCAAAATCAAATTGAATTTGCAGGCGCTTGCGTTCAATTTCTGATCCCTCAAATAGCAACGTTGCCTGACGACTAAATTGCGTGCCAAGCCGATCTCCAACTTCCAGCGATCGTTCAAGTTCTTGCCGTAGCTTTTCCGCTTCACGCGCTGCTTTTTCGGCCGATTTCTCTGCATCTGATTTACCACCTCGGCCTTTGCTACCACCGGCTGCGGCGCCCAACAAAGGCGGCATAGTAGTAATGCTTGGCGCGGATGGCGTTTTTGCTTGCTGTTGGCGCAATCTGTAATCCGCTCGCTGCTGTTCGATATTTCGCTGACGCATGTCAGCCATCATGCCTTGCTGTGTGAATGGATTAAGCCTCATGGCTCGCACCGCTGCATCAGCATTTCGCGCAAATTGAGCCTCGCGATCCCTGGCGCCGCCAACGTTATTAGCTTCGTCTAGTATTCGTTGTATCTCGCTAACAACGGCAGTTGCTTGAGTTAGCGCCCATTGAAAAACTGGCGCTAACGTTCTGCCAATAGTTTGCGCTAATACTTGGATTGAATCCTGCAATGTGCTGAGTCTGCCGTTTAGCGTATCGCTCTGAGCGATAGCGCCATTGGCGTATTTACCACCGGCGTCGGTCAGTTTGATAATCGCAGCTTCAACGGCTTGGGCGCTAATCCGTCCGCCTTCTAGTGCTTTTTGAAACTCCTCCCCGCTCAGGTTGTACTCTTTGCGTAATACCTGCTGCAGGGCAACACCACGTTCCTGAAACTGCAGTAGCTCCTCACCTTGCAGCCTGCCTTTGGCTTGAACTTGCCCGTAGGCAGTAACCAAGCCTTGCAGCTCGGCACCTGTTGCGCCGCTGACATCCGCAAGCCTGCGGGTAGTCTCTACAACCTTGTTAGTTTCAACGCCAAAAGCTTGCAGCCGCTTAGCGGCATCAATAAGCTCACTGCTGGTAAATGGCGTGACTGCGCCAAGGTCTTGCAATTCTTTAACGATCTGACCAGCGCGTTGAGCGCTGCCAGTCAGTACCTCCAAACTGCGGCGTTGGCTTTCAACTTCTGCTGCTTGGACAAAAACAAACTTAGCGGCTTGAATTACAGAAAACGCAGCCGCAAGTTTGCCAACTGCGCCGCCAAGCCCATCAACTGCGCGCTCTGTTGCTTGCGACTGCGATTGCACCTGCCGCAGCTTGGTAACTGCCTGGCTGCTGTCGACGTTAATAGCAACGTTGGCGACAACCGACACGACTTACCTACGGCTTTGCTTCATTCTACGATCTTGCTCTTCGTTCTGCAGCTCAAAATAACTAGACCAGATCAGCAACTCTTCAAGCGTTACCTCTTGGTTTAACCGCGCCAAGCTATATCCAAGTTCTTTTGCAACTCCAAGTTGCAGCAGCAGCAGGTTGTCTTTCTTCAGCTCAGCCTTTACCGCTTTTCATGTCCAGTTCTTTACCTTCCTCTGGATTGGTAATAATGGCGAGCATCATGGCTTGCAGATCGCTGTCAAGCACATCGTTTTTCAGCTCTGCAATTTCACCGGCTTGAAACAAGCGTTGCCCGGCATCGTCGGCTGCTTTGGTTACCAGTAGATTCAGCGCAAAGCCATTAGGGTCATCGCCACCGGGCATCTTCTGCGCACGCTCACGTTCTGCCATGGTCAAAGCCGTGGCGTAAAACTCAAACGTAGATCCATCGTTGAGTGTTACGACGCGCTTGATTGGCTGAAGATTGGCCGCTTTCTTGAGCCGTGCCAGTGCAGATGATGCCATGCAATAAATGTGGGTGGCCCCAGCATAGGCTAGGGCCGTTCAACTATCAAGCAGAAGTGCTGAAGTCAAAAGTGGGCACACCAGCCGGGCGGAATGTGATCTCCACTTGCTGAGCATCATCAGGATTGATGTTCAGGCTGGCGGTCAGCAGCACGGCATCCATGGAGATGCTGCGGCTAAGCGCCTCGGTGCCTTGCTTGTCGGTGTAAAGCTTGAAGGCGCAGCCAACCTGCTGACGCTGCAGCACGTCTTCCACCATACGGTTGGACAGCGCAGCGTCCTCGTTGGTGACGTAGATGGTTGCGGTGCCGTTGCCATCGGCAAAGCCAGGGATGTAAGCGCGGAAGGGCGCATACTGCCCAGCAGTTTGGCCGATGGTCGTCACGTCGATCTCAGCGCGGCTGATTTCAAACGACCACGACTGCACCTGACCAACGGCGGCATAGTCGGCGTAGTACACCTCGAACTCGTTAGGTGCCACGGCTGTGCCGTCGTCGGTGATGGCAAGGATCGTGCCACCAGCAGCGGTGGAGACTGTCAGCGCACCAGTGGCTGCGGTGTAGCTCAGCACGTAGTAGGTGGTAGCCGCATCAATAGGAGCCGGCAGCGTACCGGATCCAGACCCGCCGGTTTGGCTATTGATAACGCGGAACTTGACCGGATCACCAGCCTTGAAGTTCAGATACGGCTGAACGGTGATGACATCAGTGCTGGCATTAACGCCAGATTCGGGGAAGTTGCCGTTAGTGCCGGCGGGTTTGTAGTAAAGGGCGCCGGACGTACCGGACAAAACAGTAACAGCCATGTTGTGAACGGTAGTGGCTACATTCAGTCTAGATAGGCTTCAAACGTAGCAGTTAGCTGAGTCTGAAAGTAAGGCTCAGGCGCTGCTGGTGTTACTTGCGCTGGCCCTGAAGCTGCGTCAAAGATAATGCTAGAAAACTTGGCGCGATCAAACAAATCCTTTAGCCGCTCTGCAATGGTGAAATTAGCCGCAGTGCCCTGACCCTGCGGCGTAAAGACATTGATCACCAGCGTGCCAGTCTGGCGGTTGAAGCCAACGCCACCAGTCGGCAGCAGCGTGGCGTAGCTGTTATCGCCAAAGCGGATGAACGCTTGCACCCATGGCGTGTTGTTGGGCGGCGTAAATGGCACGTTCTGATAGCTGACCGGATACGCAGGTGACAGCGCCATCTGCGTTGCAATGCGCCCTTCAATGGCGGCACGAACGTCGTTGTAGGTGCTGCTCATGACTCCCTCCCGATGCGGTCGGCGTTGACGCGCACAAAGCCTTGGATGTCTTTGGCAATGCCTTGCACCCAGCCTGCTGGCGCTTGCTTGCTGCTGCCATTGGCAAGAGGCTCTGCATACGGCAGGTTGTTGTGCACGCTGTAGACGTTGCCTAGTTTTTCTTGCTGATACCCAATGCGCTCAATTTGCGGAGTGCCGCTGTAGGTGCCTGCAGGCTTTTCACCGCCTGGCGCTGCATTCT